AAATACCTTGTTGTAAATAATTTCCAACTTTGAGAGTTAAATCATCAGTCATATAATATGGAATTTTATCAGTCCAATCTAATCCTATATTATCAACATTTTGTACTTTACTTTTCATATGAACAAAATTAATAGCGTTATGCGAGATTTTTTCAACATCTGCATATAAGGAAGATATAGAATGATTTATATCCATACTAGATAATTTAAAAGTTTCTCCTTTAGCATTTGTTATTTGCGGTTTTGATTTAGGTACAAATTTTTTATAATATTCAGTATAATGATTACATACGTGTTCTAATCGATTGTAATAATCTAACACTAGATCGTTTTTCTTAAAATAATGAAAAGCACAATAAAGATTTGGTAGTTTATTTGCTACAAACGCCTTTCTATAAAAATCTCTTGTAACTTCTTGATTTCTATACGTAAAAACTTTAGTAGTAAAAAATAAATCAAACTGTTTTAAAATTTCCCACCACCTACTAATATCATTTAAAAATATCATATCAGCATCTAATACAACAGTTTCTTCATACGGGGATATATGAAATGCTTTCCATCTATGTTCACACAAATAAAGTTGATAATGCATATCTCCTTCATAATCTAACCAAGGAATTTCAATAACACTATCAAATAAAGATTTATACTTCTTTGGTATAACATCATTTGTTACAATAGATATATTATTTAATTCTTGAGTATGTTTAATACTCATTGCACACAAACACGCTTGTTTAACGTATTCTTTTCCACTTGCAACTATTAAATATCCTTGTTTCACATTATTCTCGCTAAACTAAACTTGTTCATTACATGAACATTTGATCCTTTAGTTGATGCTAGTGTATATTCACCAGAACTATTTTCTTTTTCTACTAAAAATGTTAACTTATCTTCTTCAAGTTTATAGATTAAATCTCTATCAAGAGTGTAAAACATTTTTCCTGGCATTATTTTAGCCCAGTTACCTTCTTGAAATCCGTTCATCATATGAATTGCAATACTAAAAATATGATCATTACGAAAATTTCTGCTACCTAAATTATAAATTTGAGAATAGTGTATCCAGTTTCTTTTAATATGCTTCATTAAATCAAAAAATACCTTTACTTCGTCTGTTTTTGTAAAACAAAAACAAGTAGCCCAGTAAAAAGCAACTCCAGTGTCGTTAATATAATTAAATTCTGGAAATTTCCTCCAATGACATAGGTCAACGCCATGCCTATAAATTTGAAAACTAGCATTTGATTCAAATGCATGCCTAAAGCTATCGTTACAAACAATATAATCTGTATCTAATACTAAAGTTTTCTCATAAGGAGAAATTTCATAACTGTTTATACGTCCGAAATTTTTAAATTGTAAAGTTTCATGGTGGTAGGACCCATCATAATATCGTTTTGTATTATCTTCGTCAGAAGATATCTCTATAACTTGGTCAAATAATTTAATATCTTCACCAAGTGCATTCTTATTAGATGTTGCAAGTGTTACAGGTAAGTCTAAATACTTCTTAATTCTTTTTGCTAAAAAAATTGCCTGTCTTAAGTAGTCAACTTTACCGTTATTATTTGCAAAACATAGTACACCATTAGACATCAACTAAACTTTCCACATTCCTTTTATCCATCATCTTCTTATACTTCTCAAAATACTCATTTGATACTTTAAGGTACTGTAATTTCATGTCATACATAAATGTAGGCAAATCTTCAATAAGGACTGGGGTTTGATTGTCGTCTATTAACACTACTTTAGTATTAGCACCATCATTAAGATGACTGACAAACGAAACTAGTTCGTTAGTTATGGTAAATTTTCCGCCACCCTGATATATAATCAAACTTTCTTGGTATTCTTCATGAAGAATACGTTTTTGGTTATTGAGGGTAACCATATAATTAGAAAAATCAAGTGCTTTTTCTAAAGATTCTTCCATAGTTATACTCCTAGTTAATTGTATAACTATTTAATCTTATAGGGTGTCGGTATTAGTGAAAGTTGGCGCACCAATGTCAACTGAATTGGTGTTATTTGGTCTGTACATTTGAACTGTACTAGTTGTTTGGGCATCCACTGCCTCATCGTAGTTTGGATTTGGACCTTTATCTTCATTAAACGTAATTCTAAAGGTTAAAACATTGGCTACTAATTTTCCTTCAATCAAATAGTCGTTGGCACTATATGCTGAAGCAGTTTTGTTGAAAATTGTTGTAAAAGTATTAGGTAAATTACTATAACCATATGATGTTCCTGTTGATCCGTTACTTGTAGTAGATCTTCCAAAAGTAACTGTACCAACTGATGTCATTAAGTTACGCCAATCGTTATTAATTGTGGTATTTCCTGAACCAATGGTACCACTAAAAAGTATTGTTCCACCAGCGTTAAAAAATACTCTCATATGATCTGTATTTGTTACTGTAGTAGTTGTCCCGTCACCGTTAGTTACAGAGTAACCTGGAAAACTAACTGTAAGCTCATGGTTAATATCTGAAGACCAGCTTGAAGTTCTTACACTCGATACTCCTGATTGTAGTCCTAATTCTCCAGAATCAGCACTTAATCTTGCTGACTGACATGTTAAACTTAAATTTTCAAATTGTTCGTAACCTTTTTTAGAAGTTACGTTACTATCTTCAATAGTATCTGCTATAATTGGAGTAACTATTTCTGAGGGAGCAGATCCTGTTTGGTGGATTCTGCATTTAGTCATATCTGAGGTTAAGTTAGCCATGTGTTGAGCTGTTACAGTATTACCAGCTGAAACTGTTGTACTTGCTACTGCTTGTCCGTAACCTTCATCACCTGCACCTAAACCTAAAATTGCGGCAATTCTAGCTCGTATAATGTTATACCTTGCCGCTGTTATTGTGTCGCCTACTGCCATAATACTTCCTTTTTAATACTTATACTTTAAGAACACATTCAATTAATTTTTCTGATTCGTCTGTGCTTGTTTCTAATGCAATACCAACCATAGCTGTAGCGGCTGTAGTTGAACAAACGCCATCTTCCCAAGCATATACCATTTGTCCTTTATGAACTGCACCTTTTACTCTTACTGGAACACGCCCTTTAAGACCAATTGCTTGTCCGTCGATTGAATCGTTCATTAAGTATGCTGGAGCTTCTGATATAACTCCAATACACATATCGCCTGCACTAGCTGGCGCAGATTCAAAATCATGTTCGTCATTAGCATTAATCATCATAGCAGTTCCAACTGGATGTTCTTCCTTAGTTGTATATTTCTCTGCCAAGTCAGCGTATTTTGCACTAGTTGAAATACCATTAAACGTATTTGCTGATATATTACCACTAGAGTCTCGTACTGCAACTGTATTATTAGTTGCATTTACATCACCAGTTCTAAAATTTGAACCAACTTGTAAATTTGTTGCATTAGTTGCCAATCCATTAAAAGATGTAGCATACATATTTCTCCATTTGTAATTTGCATCACCAATATCGAAAGTGTTTGTTATTGTTGGTATTAAGCCAACAGCTTGTATATGGAATGGTTCTACTGTAACTCCGCCACTTGATTTAACTTTAAATCTTATCTTTTGTCCTGTAGTGTTTTCAATAACAGCTTCATCACCTGATCCTGTTTGGTCAATGCCTAGGAATAAATCGTTTGCCGCACCAACTGTAAATCCTGTATCAGAAAATCTAGCAGTACTTGAAAAAGTTGCATTACCTGATAATGCATATGAAGAAGCAGGTTGTCCGTTTAATTGCTCTGCGTTAGTTGCTGTACCATGAAATCTATGTGCCGTTGCTGTAACGCCATTAGTAGCAGATGTTGTATTTCTAAGTGTTACACCTTGTCTAACAACATCAAATCCTGTAATTACATTATTTGCGTCTGTTGAATCAATAGTAAATTCTGAGTTACTAACAATAAAAACAACACTATCTTCAGTTGTACCTTTAATAACTGTTCTGTTAGTTTGTGTATTATCGCGTACTTGGGCAGTTACCATTGATGTAACTGTAGTTCCTATGCTTTGTGGACCAATTAGGGTAAATCCGCCTGAAGCATTTTGAGCGTAAAGTTGACTATTTGTTGTATCCCACCAAAAATCACCAGTTGTTAGTCCAACTGGTTGGGTAGTTGATGTCTCTGCACCGCCTGTTGTTCTAAACTTTGTTCCGTCGTAGAATTTAAGTTTCTTTAATGAACTATCAAACCAAATCTGTCCTGATAATGGACTTCCTGGTTGTTGAGCACTGGAAAAGTTTTCCAGTAGATGCACAAAGTTTTCGTTTTGAATCTCACCATAACCTGCGTAGTTTTTACCTACTAATTTCAGCGTCGTAGACTGATCAATGGTTCCGTCTTCAACCGAAGTTAACTGTGTGCCATTTGTTAAATTTATAATGTACGCCATATTTATTAACCCCTAATCGTATGTTACATGTATTTATATTAAATTGCCCGGAGTTAAGTCTTGTACATACTCCCAGGCGCCAACGTTTACTCTGAATAATTTCAGTGTTCTAGTAACTGTAGACGTAATCGAACCCGTAACATCATTAAATGTAGCATCTCCAATTACTGAAGCACTACCGTCATCTGCTCCTCCACCGTCTAATTTCTGAACAGTAGTTAAACTTTTGTTAAAACTAGCGTTCAAATTCGCCGCAGATAGCGTTGCTGTAGCACCAACTGTAGACGTACAATGCACTCTTGCTTGTGTTCCGTCTCGTTTATCTAAAGCTGGAGCAATATCGTTAAGAATTGTTGCAATATTAGTGTGCAATGTCACTCCAGTTCCAATACCAGTAATATCTAAAGTTAAAGGAATAACTTCTAAGTCTATGCTACTATCTACGTATGCTTTAGTAGCTACATCTTGATCTAATACAGGATCTTGTACATTTCTAATTTTTCTTGAAGTAACCATGCTAAGGTCACCAGCAATGTCCATTAATAATCCATCTGTTCCGCTTCCTGTACCAGTATTAATAGTAATACCACTTAACGTCATATTTCCAATAGATGCACTAGATAAACTACCAAGTGCTGTAATACCTGGAGCACTTGTACCATCAATTAAGTCAATACCGTTGTACTTCAACTTTGAAGTACCTGTCATGTCAATACTTACGTTTGTTGTCCAGGAATTTGTTGCATTTTTCCACAACCACTCTTTATTACCACCGGACGATTCTACTGTAATACCAGACTCGTCTACGCCAACATTATCTAATAATGTACTATCGTCACCTCTAGCTAACTGTATTTGCTTATCTCTAACTAATAAATTCTGAACATCTAGAATAGTTTGTGTACCAGCTACTGTAAAGTTACCTGATACTTTTAAATCACCCGTAACGTCTAATGTAGCTGTTGGTGAAGAATTGTAAATACCTATTCTACTATTTGTTGAATCAATTGTTACTGCATCTCTTTTACCTAAACTAGTTGTCATTCTAATAATGTAATCTTGTCCACTAACATTATTTTCAGATACAACACCAAGGTTAGTAACTTTAATTACATTGTTATCAGTTAATCCAACTGTTAATCCGTTGTTATTCCTTACAGATAATGCACCACTTGTTGAATCATCTGAGTCACTAGCTAAAAATTGTGCGGCTGTTCTAACTACACCTTGTGAGTCGACTAGTGATGTAGTTTTAGTTGCTGTTCCTGAAAACACAAAGTCTGTATCAACAACATTAAATCCTTTAACAACATTTCCTGTAAACCCTGGAATAGTGTCAATAGTTTGTGGAATAAAATCAATCTTACTCCATATTCCAACTAATGAACCACCTATCCAATATTTTAAAATAGTTCTACTAGTACCTGTGTTATCAAGTACTGTAACAGTTTGTGGACCTGACTGTCCTTGAAATGCATTATAAATTGGTCCAGCTAATGTTAAATCTGTACCATCATAAAAGTACATTTGATTTTCTTCATTATTAATCCACAAGTCTCCAGCAACCATTATTGGTCTTTTTGCTGTTACAATCGGTCCGCCACCTGTTGTCCATGCTGTTCCTGTATAAACTTGTAATCTTTGATTTCCTGTATCCCACCAAATTTGCCCTGCCATTGGTTTTGTTGGTGCTGATGCGTTAGCAAAATTTTCAAGCATTTTAACAAAGTTTTCGTTAATTGCTTCGCCAAATCCTGAATAGTTTTTACCAATAAGTGTTATATCAGTTGATGCTACATCAATTTGGCCGTCTGCTAAATTTACAAGTAGTGCTCCACTTGTTTTATTAATTTGATATGCCATATTAGCCCCCAACTCCTGAATAGATTATATACTGTACTGTTAAGAACGGGTTCATTAAATTCAATGGAGTTCCAAGCTCAGTAAGGTCAAAAATTTCATATTCTTCAACACCTGTATTTTGATTGTATGTAATGTTTCTTCTGTTTAACACACCACCTGATGATGTTCTTGCTTGGCCTGCATTTGATCCTGTAGGAGCATCATAAGGTATTGTATCAGCATCTTGTGGTGTTCCACTATCATCAAGAAGTACATAAAATTGAGCACCTTTTGGTGATCTTAAATCGTGTTCGTGTTCTGGTAAGTTTTTAACGTCAATAGCTCTATCTTCAAAACCAGAACCTAATCCAACTGTGTCTGCGTTAACATCTGTAACTCTGTTTGCACTTGTGCCGCCCATGTTATCAGCACCAAGAGGAAATCTACCTCTAAAATCTGGTAAACCAAATTGTCCTGAAGTAACCTGACTTTGATCTTTAAACTGATATTGAACTGTGTTATACAAAGATAGGTAATCAGAAATTTTAACTTCTCTACCATCACACAATAACCATCCTGCTGGAATTGCAACACCACCATATGGCATAATGCTTCCAACTGGAATAGTTGGAACTGAGCTAACTAGTGCTTGTTGTGAGATCTTAAATACACCTGTGCTATCTCCTGAAATTCTATTAATAATTACTTCATCATCTGAATTAGGTGTAGTTACACCTGTTTTGTTTGCAATAAATGTATTACTAATTGATGTAGAAAATGTTTTAGTTGTTCCGCCTGTTTGTCCATCAAACGTAATTTGATTAGAACTAACATCACCTGTTATTTCAAATGTACTTGCACTTGTAAGTTTGTTTGCGTTTGCCGCTCCACCCGTTACAGTACCAGTTAAGTTTCCTACAACGTTTCCTCTAAATTCTACTGCATGTACTTGTGACCATCTAGCTGTCGTTGATCCTATGTTATGTGTTTGTGTTGCACTTGGTAAAATGTTTCCTGTTGTGCTTGTGCCTGTAACATTTAAATCTGTACCTACATATAACTTTTTAGCAATTCCAACACCGCCTGAAATTTTTACACTACCTGTTCCTATGCTTGTACTATCTGTTGTGCCTTGCACAATTAAATTATTACTTGCTTGTATTGAACCTGATACATCTAATGCTTCTGCAGGACTTAACGTATTAATACCAACTTTTTCAGTTGAATCAATTCTAATAACGTTTTTCTGTGTTCCTAAATTGTTTACTTTAAAGTCTATTGGTGCACCTGATGTTAAGTTTGTTACAACTCCAGATGTTCCTTGAACATCAAATGTAATAATAGCATCTTGTCCTACTTGAAGTCCTTTGTTATTACTAATTATAATTTGATTATCTGACGTACTTGTTACGTCACTTCTTAAAAATTTTGTTGCTGATATACTAGATCCACTAACAACTAAGTTTTCTGCTTTTTCACTTGTACCGTAATATTTTCCTACACCATCACTTCCGATATTTGCAGATGATAAGTTAATTCCTGGTTGTATTATTGAAAATCCGGTAATTGTAGTCTTTGGTTGAAAACTCCTAGTTGAATAAATTGCTACAGGACTTCCTGCAACTTCAACTTGTAATATTGTATAATTAACTTCATCTTTACCTGTAACAACAACTGGCTTTGCTCCAGTAAGTAAACCATCGCTATATTCTGGGCCTACAAGTGTCCAACCCGAACCTGTAAAAATATATAACTGATTGTTATCAGTATCACTCCAAAGATCGCCTGGTAATGCATTTGACACATCAGGTGATGTAGAGCCTTTCTTTAATCCACTAGCATTAATCCAACCAGTGCCATCATAAAGTTTTAATGTATTAACACCTGTTGAACTATCATACCAAAGTTGACCTTGTATTGGGTTTCTAGGTGACTCTGTATTTGCAAAATTTTCTAATATGTTAAGGAAACTATTAGCAATAACCGCTCCATAACTTGTAGTATTACGTCCCGGAATGTCAAGGCTAGTAGTTTGGTTGATTGTACTATCTTCTATAGATATAGTACCTTTGTTTGTGTCGGCGTAATTAATTATATAAGCCATTACTCATTCATCCCTGATAGACTTTGTACTCTAACTGTATAGTCAATTTGCACAAGTCTGTTTAAACTCTTTTGTACTGGGTGGAATATTACGTGTGTAAGTAATCTTCCTGTTCCTGATGTATCATAGCTTACTAATCCAAGTTCATCAAATACGTATAAACTATCTGCATTAGTAGCATTATCAATAGCATCTTGTCCTGTTGGTTCACCATAGTCTAATAAACAAGTAACTAGTATGTCTGTATAGTTTGTACCACTTACATGTCTTGATTCAATTTTATTACGAGCTGGATCTGTGTTATTAACACTTCTATCATCAACAACTTTAATATATGTTTGATTATATAAACTTGCATTTGTTCCTGTTGAGTTAGGTGTTAAGTATGTTATAATGCCTGTTGGATCAATGCTTGTTCCACCGTTTCCAAAAGCCATTTGATATATAAAACCTTCACCTGCATTAGCTAAACTTTCAGCTAATGAAATACTCATATTCTCGTAATGAATTGCATTCCTTTTATCGACTATAACTTCGCCTGTTTCAGGATTGTGTATTTTGATATGTCCTTGGAGTAATACTCCGTTATTTTCTTTAAAGTTATCAATCATAATGTTTTCCTACAACTGTATTTATTTTGGTAGCTCCACCTTTTCTGCCTTAAAGAAACGTGCTACCGCTTTTTCCGAATCATTAAGTGAAACTCCAGGGTCTGTCCAACGAGTACCTTGACGTCTAATTACCTGTATTTTAACGTTATTAGTTGGTATATTTGTCAATGTTAACACGTTAGTCGTTCCAGTTACTGAGAACTCTGCTGGTGACGTAATGTCAGCCTCTGGTGAATCTTGGTCTTTTGTTGGGTCAAACATGCTTATTGCATTCTTTCTTAACCTCTTACCTGCTACAAATACTTCAAATTCGTTTACTGAAGTCGGTGTAAATGGTAATATAAAGGTGCTAGTTGACCCATCTCCTGTATAATTTTCTGTTAATGTAGTGTCTGCATATGGCGCAGTTTGTTGTATATTTGCATTATATACATCACTACCTATTTCGTGTATTGCTGGTGCTCCTGTTCCTAGTGTTGCTCTTTGAAGTTGTTTTAAAACGTTACCAATTTTTACTAGGTATTCTATTCTTTCACCATTAATAAAAATAATTCCCGGAACACTACTTTGTTTATCTGGAGCACTTAAAGATTTTGCATTATCTACATGAATTTCTTTGTCTGTTACAGCTAAAGGCTGTGCAAGTTTAACAGAAGCAACATCACCTAATCTTTTATAAATGTTTCTATTTAAAATATCTTTAAATTGACTAAAACCAAATTTAGGTTGCATTGGTGCTCCACTACTAAACTGGATTAGTTCTATTACATCATTATCTGCAAATGATCCGTTATGCTTAAGATATAATTTATCATTAGTTAGTTGGTAATCTACACTAGGAGTTTTTAATATTCCGTTAACAGTTAGCCAAACAAACTGAGCATCAATGGCTGGTTTTCTTAACTTAATCAGGCCGCCACGTAAATGATTATATTGTACATGATCTTCAGTTCCAATATTAATAACTGATCTAGCAACAACATCATAATTTATTCTTTCAAAATCTTGTATATCGTGTTTGTTAAATGTATAAACTGTTAGTTTCTCTCCAATAGCAGGAGCTGTAGTAAGTTGTAAATCAGCACCACTGTCTACCCAAGTATTTTGGTTGTTAACTACTTGAATACTTCCAAATGCATATTCTCCATCTGTTTGTATATAAACTTCTAATATATCACCTGCTGTACCTATACCTGGTTCTAAAATAACAGAACTATTAGCTGGTCTAATATTATATTCTGTTGCTATTTTTAATTCAGTTCCATTAAGTAATACTAACACGTCTGAGTTATCAAAACTACCAATTGGTGTTTGCCACATTTCTAAATAATATTCTGTTTGACCTGTAACAACTGTAAATTGTTGATTATAACCTGGATTAAGAATTTTATTTCCTTGCTTAACAATAACATTGTGGCTGTTTGGTATAGCACTATATGGTGTTTTAGGAAGTGTAAATATTTTTGTTGATCCGTCACCAGTAAATTCATTTGTTTCTATTTTACTAAAGCTATCAATTTTGCTATATATAGCAAAGTTAATAATACTATTATCTCGTGGCGGGCTACCAAACGATAATACTGCTTTAGCATCTTCACTTGTGCTATCTGTGCTTGGAATTAGTACTGTCTGAACTTGTTCCCCGTTAACTGTAGCAATGTAATCTAACTTACTAGTCCATCTTGCTTTTGTAATATATTGTGTTGTGCAACCATCTCCAATAAACTCTTCTGATTCTACAACATTTTCTCCGTTGCCACTAACACTTAAAATATTTACAAAGTCATTTGCATCAGGAGCAGTTTTAAACTTAACTGTTTTTAATCTGTAATCTACTGTGTAATTACTCTGTGATTGTATAACTTCATTTAATCTTACAATTAATCCTTCTTTATTTTGAGGTTGTATACCAAACTTAAATTCTGCTTCTGTTCCGGTTGCCTTATAAGAATTACTTGAAAGTGTACTTCCTCCTCCAAGGGGTCTGTGGAATACACTAATGTTTACAGTATCAAGAACTTGTCCTGGAACTTGCTCTTCAGGACCTTTACTAGTTGTCGGAGTTACAAATCCATCACCGTCAACAATTATTTCTTCTGGATTTATACCTTTAGCTGTTGTAAACTGTAAATCGCCTCCACTTAATAATGTGTCATATGATCTAGGATCAGGAAGGAAAGAACCATCTGATGTTGTTTTTCTAAACACAACTACATCATTTGCTACAAATTTTTGAATATCACTTGTAATTGTAACTGTTTTTGTTGTTCCGTCTCCTGTAATACTTGCCAGTTTAGCATTTACATTTGTTTGATTGCTTGTTCCATAGTTTGGATCATCTATTCTTACGCCATTTAAGTATACATTATATACTACACCATTTGCTAACGGAGAACTAAGATTAAACACTTCAGTGCTTCCGTCCATCTGGAATATCTCATCATCAAACGTTGTATCAAAAGTATCATAAGTTCCTGTAAACCAATTGTCTGAATCCCAACCTGTACCTGAACCAAAACTATAACTGCTTACTTCAACTCCACCATAGTCTATTCCGTCTAAAACTTGTCCTAATTCTTTACCAAACATACCAGTTGCAGGATTATAATATAAATTAATTCTATCTTGAGCTTGTAATAACTCTGGTGCTTTATCATATGATATAACAATAGTTGAACTTAGTGATTGTGGTGCAGTAAATGTAATACGTCCGTACTGTCTAGTATATCCTTTAGTTGTTTCTTCAATATTTGAAAAAGTATATTCACTTCTTAATGCTTCTAATCCATCAACAGTAACTTTTACCGTAGTTGATTTAAGTTGCATAGGCCATTTTACATTAAATATTTGCTGATTTAATTCACTAGTAAATGATTGTGTTTCATTAAGTGTACTAAAAAGATAAACGCCAGAAACTCTGTCAAACTTACACCTTACGTGCATACTTCTTGCTTTTCCTTTTCCTAATACAGGACTTAATCTTGCTACTACTGATCCATCATCTTGTGAACCTTTAACTTCTATAGTTGGTTGTGACAAATATCCACTTCCTGTCTTAACCATTTCTACTGATGTTAGTTTTCCATCAGTACCTATATACGCTTTTGCTTTGGCTCCTGATCCGCCGCCTCCAGTAATTTCTATATCTGGCGGTACTTGATAACCAGTTCCTGCATTTGCAATAGTTAATGCTGTTAATTCAAAACCAACATTGTCAGCCCAGTGTTTACTAGGATATTTTGTAATTTCTGATGTTCCTGACACCACTTTATTATCAATAATTTGAATACTTTGAGGAATAATCTTTCCAGCATCTTGATTATACACTGGTGGAAGATCAAAGTCTGTAACTACAGTTGAAGAAGGATCAGTTTTTTCATAAGAACTTAAATATTCTCTAATTTTTGTTTTGTATGGTTTAACTTCTTCAACATATTTCTCATAACTAGGCAAGTTATCATTTTGGAAGTTAACTTTTTGTTTTAACTCTCCAACATTGTGTTTAGCTTTAATGTAACTTGTTTTAAATGCCCAATCAATACTTGGTTGCTCAGAGAACGCATAACGCAATGATGCAAAAAATAAGTTATTCCAATGTATAGCTAGGTCGTCAGTAAAAATAGCATTTTTAATTACAAAAATAATTCTTCTAAATTCTTCGATTGGTTCTGTATCATAAAATATCTTATCAAAACTAGCACCATCAAATGCAATATTTTCATTTGTAACATCATACAAAGAATTACTAAATGCAATAGTTCCGTTTTGTTTACCAATAGTATCATAGTTAACAGTATAGTCAGATGTAATTGTGTCATCTATTTTCTTTAACAGTAGCCATCCGCCTGAACCAACATTATTAATTTTAACAACATTGCCTATTTCGTCTTCTAATCCACTTAATTCATAACTTGATTCAACAGTAAAGTCTACTGGTGTAAATTTATTATAGTTTGTAGCATACCAATCTACGTAACTCCAGTATTGATTAACATCAAAACTTTGAGTTTTAGTTCTAGTCCATTCATTACCGTCCCATGCAAATATTGCCCATTTGCCGCCAACAGTTTCATCAGCTTTAACTAATACAGAAAACTTTCTTACAGTTATACTTGGTGAAATATAATTTGTTCCTGGCTTAGCTATGTTTACTGCTGAGATCTCTCCACTAGTATTAAGAATAAATTCAAGTTCACATCCTGTTCCTTGTGTATCCGAAATTGTATAAGTTGGAGGTGTAATATATCCTGCACCCGGATCTGTAATTAAAACATTAACAATACTTCCGTTTTCTATTTCTAAAGATAAGGTAGCTTGTTTGGTTCTTGCTACACTAACAAAACCTAATTCTGCATAACTATCTGATGTAGTATCAAACTTACCACCAAGGCTTGTTGGTTCTGGATCAGAAACCATTAATCCAGATAAATCTTTATTATCAACAACTAGATTACTTTTTAAAATATTGTTTACTCTTTCTGTAAACTGTTTTCTTGCTTCTGTTTTATTTACAAACCAGCTTTGTCTTGGTTCGTTTAGATTTCCGTATTTTTTTCTTAATGGAAGATTAATATCAGGTACTGGTCTGTCTTGTGTGTCAAAACCAATTAAACTATCAAACCATTTTTGCTCAATGTTCTCTCTTGGTACACTAGTTTCTAATCCATCTGTTATTAATTGATATTCGTTATGTGTATTCTGTTCTTGATTTTCTATTGTCCACCAGTTAAAACTAATTCCAATATCTTTTCCTTTAACTAACGATTCGCAGTTAAAAATTGCATATCTATTGTCTCCAAGCATTGCAACAAACTTATGAGCTTGTCCTTGTGGATCTGAAATAAATCTAGCTATGTCATACACTGAAGTAGAACGAAAATCTTGTTCAGGTAATGTACGCTTATCTTTTACCCAATAGTAATAATAATTTGTAAACGTTGAATTTGTAGTATCAAATTTTCTTCTTACTGAATATGCTGTATCTCCATATTTTGATGTTCCACTAATTCCTTTTGTTAAGGCTTCGTCTGTTCCTGATTGTGTATCCCATTCACTAGGCTTTAATATAGTTTCTACCCATTCATAAACATCAACTGTAGTACCTGGAAATAACTTATTAAAGTTCTGTGTTGACTCTGTTATATCTCCTTGGTGATGATTAATAAATCTTGCACTTCCAATATCCCACCAAACTTTACCTACCCAATGAGTTGAAGTATAATCCATTGTTTGGGCTGGCATTGATGAAATTGTACTAACACTATATTTTGCTGGATCGTATGATGTTTTAAAATCTATGTCTTGCTCGGCTGGTCCTGCAATTTTTCCTTGTAGCGGATCTATGTAATCAAGATATGAAACTAAACTATTGTTAGTTTTATCAAACAAGTATATACCTTTAAACTTAGATGTGTCTGCAGGACTTACAGGATTTCTAATTACATTCCAAGTTGATGCTCCAGCTGGTTTTCTATATTCTGCAATAACGCCTTTATCAATTGTATTATTAGTTGTTACTTGTTGTTTTGGCAATCCCATATAAACATGGTTATCAGAAACAAGCATTACACTACCAAATTCCTGCGTATCTTCATTGTATGCAAAATCTTGTCCATACAATAATGTATCATTTACAGTTTCATATATACTTACTAATCCACTCTCGTTATCAAATGTTCTAAAGTTAGTATTTAAAGCATCAAATAAAGTTGTAGCTGAGTCAAATGTAGTTGCATTTTCTAAATCGCCTCCTTTAGAAGCAACTGCTAAAGTGTTTCCATCAAAATCTAATTTTGATCCAAACTGTGTATTAGCTGTTTTATCTAAAGGTCTAATTGTCTGTTTATAAATGTATTGTGATCCTGACTGTATATAAATGTATACACACCCACCTCTAATTGATTCGGCGCTGTTTAAAGGAGAACCAACAGCAATTTTCTTGCCATCATTTGATACTGCTATACTTGAAGCATAATCTTCTGTTAAACTTAAAGCCTCTAACAGTTGACTATATTCATAATTGTTGCCATTCTTCCTATATACAACAACTTTTCTATTAGGAATAGAACTATCGTTTGTATTAAGATATCTAGCTGTTGCTACTATTACTGATCCGTCTGTGCTAACATCAAAGTCTTCTCCAAACTCTTCTAAGAATTTTTGTTCTAAAACACTATCTGCGTCTAAAGAAAAGTTTGTATCATTAGGCAAGTAACCTAATAAGTTGATACCTTCTGTTCTAACTGTCCACTGACTTACATTAAACGCACCTGGTACTAAATTTGTATCTGCTTCGTATACGTTGTCGCCAACTCTTACTAAGTCTCCTTGGAAATAACTTGCAGAATTTTTAAAGTATCCTCTATACTTGTTCTCGTTTCCTAATGCCCAGTCATCTGTAGAATTTTTATCAAATATGTATATTCGACCTTCATTAGTTTCCGTTCCGTCTCCTTTAGCATGTACATATAGCTTATAAGTATCACCATCTAACTTTCTAAACTTAATTTTATGTCCTAGCTTTCTTCCTGTTGCAGAATTAGGAACAGTATAATAATTTACTAAACTAAATTCAGAACCTCTCTTTTCATATATTCAAATAGCACCTTCATTTGAAACTCCGGAACTTGTTCCAGTTAATGCTAACGGAACATTATAAACTCGTTGCCAGTCTAAGTTAATTGGGCCTGGAGGATTACTACTATCTACAACACCTTCTATTGTGTTTCTTGAATACAACCAATACTCAAGATCTTGTAAGTAGCTGTTTCCTGACGGAATTGCTATATTAGTTCCTGTATCAAAAACTATTAATCCGCCCGATATGCTATTTTCTAAATGAGTATTATTAACTGGACCAACTGTTCTAACTGTTGAATCATTTTCTACATAAGTTACTGTACTTGCTTCGCCAAATTCTGATCCTTTAGCCCAAGTACCACTTTTATTTTTTAAGTAAAATCTTGCTGTTGCAAACCCTCGCTCTATATATGCTACTGTAGCTGTAGAACCTGTTGCTGTATCTGTAACTGGTGCTCCTACTATAGGTAAAAACGGATCACCATTTAAATCAAAATTTGTTAATCTTACTTCTGTCCAACCATTCCATTTATCTGCAACTGTATGTTCTGTAGTATTAAGAAATGTAAAACTTAAACCAACAGCAGAAGGGTCTTGAAGCGTTCCATTCATATAAAGATCATTAAGATAAAATCTAAGTTTGTCACCAACTTGAATATTGTTTCCATGAGCTAATGGTGTTCTAACTATCCATCTTGAATCTAAAATGTTTATTTCAGTTGCTCCTTGTTGGTGACTTAAAACACCAAAATAAGAAACTCTAGTTGGATTGGTTACTACGTCTTGATTAATTTTTGTATCTAAGATATTTGAAAATACTGGATCAGTTACTGTGTCACCTTCTAATGTAATATTTTGTACAACAAGGTTAGCGTGTGTTTCAAAAATGTTTGCTGTATTAAACGAACTTCCTACATTAATGTACCACCAACCTGCATGATAATTATCAGTAATATATTGTTCAGTTGTATAGTCTCCAATAGTAACACCACTCCTAGAAACAGTTCCTGTTGTTGCAAACTGACCGTTAATATCATTTAAGTATATTTGTAAATTATTATCATCATCAATAAATCTATGCTGTACTGTTGCCCTAGCTGTCTCTGTTATTATTTGATCTCCAGGCTCTGGAACTGCTAATGCACTTATAACTTTTATAACTGCTTTAACTTTACCAACAATAGTATGTTGACCATTTATAAATGCTTCGTTTAAAACACTATCGCTATTAAAAGGCTCTATACCAGTTGCTGTTGTAGTTGTATATTTGTTCCATTTAAGCGTTAATATATCGCCGGGCTTAGTTCCTTCATACTGTTCTTTTTCTGCTCTAACTAAAATATGATCTGTAGGTGAATTTGCTAAGGACGGATTACCTCGCATCATGTAAACAACACTTGGATATGTTTGTGCTGTTTCATCGTACTCGTCAGCTTTGCTTTGTTGATTTGAAGCATGGTTGAAGAACTCTTGTACTGAGTCTGCTAATACTTCTCTTTTAGCTTGCCATAACTGTTCTCCGTATATTACAACATCACCAATACCATAAGTTCTAGTATTTTTATAATCGCCTTGGAGTCTTGATTTTACATTTGATGCATTAGGAGAACCTATTGCTAAGAATCTTCCGTCTGGACTAATTGCTGAACTAGTACCAAAGCCTCCATTTGAATCATAATAGTCAGGCTGTTCATCAATTTGTTGTAATAGACCAAATTCTGCATTATCACTAGGTCTTGTATAAACATACACAGAGCCATTTAAATCTTTTGGTGCAGTTACTGACATAAAATTGTTGTCAGTAGTAACACTTATACTCGAGCCAAAATCTTTCTCTGTACTATCTAGTAATCCTGCTGTACTGTTAACAATATTAGGTTTTAATTCAAACACCTGCTTACTTTGTAATACTGTCCATTTTCCAGTATCATCGTCATCAACCCAAATAGTATCTGATTGTTTATTTTCTCCAGCTATAACAAACCCAAGTGAACGACCGTCTTCTTTAATATTTTCATCTGCTTTAGATAAATTTGCAACTCTAACTCTTTTGAATACTGTTATAAATCCTGTATTAGCTACATATCCACTATCTGAATCTGCGGCTGGTACATCTTCTGCTGATTCACAACTTATAACATTTAATTCAATTTTAGTAATTTTATAAAACCCGTCTGTTCCTGTTGCTACATCGTTAATTCCAATTACCTCTCCTATCTCAAAAGGTGGAAACCTATCAAGTTTAATTGTAAATGTTCCACCTGCTGATGCTGTAATAGATTCTATTCTAAAATCAGTTGCTCTATATTTGTACACTCCCCAAGTAATTTGGCTTTTGTCTTTAGCTGTCCAAATATAATCACCTTCTGTAAGTAATAAAATATTTTGATCTGTTAACAAGTCATAAGTTAAAAGACTTGTATAAACATCTGATGGGTTTACATATCCAGCTGATGGTACAAAATAGTTTGTGTCATCAAAGTATTTTGTTGGAAACGGTTTATGGTTATAATTTTGTGATTTAACATAAGCACCATTACGATCTATTCTATAAATTAAACTTGTATCTTGTGGATTTACAAAATCAACTAATTCAACTTGTTGAGGATCTAGTCTATAACTTGCTTCATCTAATAGCATTTCAAAAGTATCGTCGCCTTCAGTTGCACCATAACGTCCAGCTCTAACTGCCCACTCTTCAAAAAATTCTAAACTTTCTTTATTGGCGCTTCCTAATTTATCAAATAACTTTGATAAAGAATTTTTAGTTCCTTTATCTTGAATCATTCCTTGGAAAAACTTATACTGAGCTACATCATCAGGAATAATATTTTCTAAATATTTTCTTTTCTGATACGATATTAAATGCTGTGCTAGTTTTTGCTGTTCTGTGTCAAAGTTGTCACTGTCTAAATCATAAAAATCTTTAAACTGTTTTGCTTTATAATCTAAGTTTGGTAATAAACGTTGTTCCGGTTTGTCAGGTAACGGTATATATTTGCTATCATCAAATGTATTTGATCCAGTAACGTTAGCTGAAGCAACATAATAATATTGCTTATGCTTTACAAGGTCGCCAATTTTATAATCTTGCCATTTTGTCCAGTCATATATTACTGCATCATCAAAAATAAATCCTGGAATATTTAATGAGCCATTCCATCCATCTGAGCGATAACCCTTTACTTTAATACGCTCTTGTCTATAACCTTGAGCCCTATTATAAATCTTATCGCTGAAAACTGTTTGATTGTCTAAAACAACAGCATGTTCAGTTTGTACTACAGGGACTTTGAGTTGGTATATTCCTTGTTGTGTGTTTTTAACACGAAGTCCAAAAGAGTTTGTATTATCTCTTTCAGTTGTTGCAAAATCTGCAAGTAATCTTTTTCCGTCTGCCGACAATAAACTATAGTCATAAAAATTGTCATATATATCATCAACTACAACGTTTTCTTTTTCAAAAGCAATTGATCTAGCACTAGGACTTAATGTTAAAACTGTTCCTTCTTCCCAGGCTTGTGTAGACCAAAACATAAATTCTTTTGCAGATAATCTCCAATTTTCAACTTCTTTAATTGTTTGGTTGTATGTGTCAAATGTAAATCCTTTTGCTTCGAGATATGTTGCATACCCTAAAAGAAAATCTACTACATCTTGTATCTCTTTAAATACAGTTCCGTAGTCAACAGTTTTAATTTTTGTATCAAAGTTTTTTGAAAATATAGCAGTTGCTCCTCCAACCACAGGCAACTCTGCTAATTTTTGAAAGTTACTAGCAGTCAAAGATGACCCTGATGTATGAGAAACTTTTACTCTATAATAGTTTCCGCTATCTTCAACGATTTGACCTGGCTCATATATCTTGCCAGAGGCCCAAGTAACAAAATCTTCACTTATTCCGCCTACGTTAACAACAGGATCAGTACCTTTTTGTAAAACAGGATATGTTTTAAAAATAGGATTTGCTTTGTCGTAACCAATAACTTTAAATCCTCTTGCAAGTCTTTCAATTATAACTCCACTATAAGTATAAACATCTAACGGTACACTTGTAGTAAGAACTAGTTTATAGTTCTCTTCTGGAATAAAAATATTACCTTCATTAGTAGGAGTTCTACTATCTAATATTAATCTAAACTTAGACTTTTGAGAAAAGCCTGCTATTTTACAACCTAATTTATTTTCTATACTTTTTAAATTATCTTGATATTCATTAAAACGCAAAGTTTCATTAGAAGCAAGAAGCCCTTGAACATAATTTATTATACCAGCAGTATTAACTCTTGAATCAGCTGTTGAACTGTTTGGAAATTTTAACTGACTTAATTCTATACGTTTTGAAGTGTCAGTATATACTAATTGATCTGCGGAATTTCTTTTAATTCTACTTCTATCAAATGCTAGTCCAAAGAATTGAGCTGGTTGGCTTAATGCCCAGGCTTTCATTAACGCAAACGGATAATGAGAACTTCTTCTCCAGGCAGTTTCAACTGGATTTTCATCTCCAAAAAGAAAGTCGTTATCAAATTCACTAATAGGAGATCCTGAAGCATATCCTGATTCTAATGGACTAATTAAAAATCCTTTTTTATCAACTGGAATATATTTTAAAATATCAGGATTTTTAAACTTATTTCTATACGTAACTTTTGTATCAGGGTTTCTAACAATACCTTTACTCATATCTTCCCATAGTAATAAGTTGTCTTTTGTATATGGTGCTGATCCGTAAACAGTATTAAACCAAGTTGGCTTAATTTTAATTCCTAAAATTTCCCAAGGATGACTGTGAGGTCTATCTGTATTATATAAGTCTTTATAAATTGCTCTCCAAAAACCTGCTACAGGTTTATTAGCTGGGTTTGAAGAATAAGCATAGTTATAACTAAAACTACTTCCTCTTGAATAAACATTATTAACTGTTGAGTCTGGATTTCCAACTGTAGCTAACCATTCATTAAACTCTGGCGTCATTAGTGACGCTATTTGTTTTCTAGTAAAGTTAGTATTTCTATGATCTGCTGGAACAAAATCTACAATGTCTAAGACTTTTTCATCATATGGTTGCTTAAGATTATTAAAGATTCTTTTTTCTAAATCTAATAGCAACTTATCACGGAAGTCTCCAAAACATCTCCAAAGAGATCCATCATGACCTTGTAGCATTGCCCTTGACGATGGCCATTCATCATAATCAGTAGTATCAACTGTAGCATGAAACATATGATTACTTGGCATAAAGAATAATCTATTATCGCCTTTAAATTTATGCGTATGAGCTAACCCTGTTCCACCTGTGCCTTTGTCAAATGCTTTAGCTGATGCTTCGTCTGTAAATAAAGGATAAAACCATCCTAACTTATCTGTATAAGACTTACCTGAAGTTTCGTCAATACCGTAAACCTTGTAAGGTCCTGATTTATCTGGTATTGCACTAACGTATGTGTCATCTAAATATATTTCTGGTTGAAACTTAGGATATAACCCTAACTTTGTTGGCGTCGGTGCTACCCAACAACCGTCTGTACTTTCGTATTCATAAACCTTTAGAATTTGATCTCCTACTAATGGTTTACTAATAGTAAGAAATCCATCAGCACTCACTGTATAGTCTGCATCTTTTATTAACTGTTGTTCATCTAAGTAAACTAAAACAGCATTTTCGTTTAATTTAGTAAAGTCAACTGTTCTAGATAAAGAAAATATTGTTTGGGAAGAATCTTCAATTTTATATGTTAATAAAGTATCCCCACCAAACGGTACCATATCACTAAAGTAAAACGGATCTTTATTTGTTTTTGTATCATTTAACGCAAGTAAAATTTTATCAACATGCTGTTTATCTTCTGCTTCAAATCCTAACTCATTTGCTATTCTTAAAAATTCTCTTTTAAACTTAATGTATTCTCTTCCTGAAAATCTAATAGCTTCAATAGCATCATAATCTTTATTTGTAAGATTATATAAAGGCAAATTAATTGGTCCTGAATGTTGAACAAATCTTAATCCATATTGAGATACTGGACCTAAGTCACCTAAGTTACTTACACCAGGATAAGTTCCTGTAAAATCAGGAGCATTATCTACTATGCTTTCAACATGATCTAATACTTCGCCGAGAGTAAAATCTGCAATATTCTCGTTCATCGGATTTTTTTCAAAGTTTATCGGAAACTTATAATATCCGTTTTCGTTTTTAGGTGTACTACTAGTAGTTTCTAGTACTATTTTTTGATCCGATACTAAATCCTTATAAAATCTTATATAAGCGTAATTATTAATACGATCAATTGTATAGTCAACATTTTCTCTTTTCCTTACATTATCTACATAGACTTTAGCAGTAAGATCATTTAAATCTCCGCTTTTGTCATACACGTTAATTATAAAATTATTAGTTCTTGGTCCTGCTTTGTATTGTATTACAACCGGTTGTTTTGATTTGTACGGGGCTTTGGTCCAACCCGAAACACTAGTATATGTTGTTCTTGCATTATATTTTCTAAGTAATGCTGTATCAGTACGCACCGTGTATACACTTGTTAACACGTCATACTGATAAGTGTCTTGTAACAAGTTAAAGTCAAACGTAATGTCTCCACTATTTTCTATTGTTCTATAAGAAAGAGCAAACCCTAATTCTGTATCAGCTGTTCCAGTTCCAACTTTATAAGAAAATACTTTATTACCTACAAATGTGCTACCATCAAGAGCATTAAGAGCAGTTCCTGCATCATTATACATATCAAATAACGGTTGTTGGTTTGTTGCTATTTTATCTTGTCCTTGTTTCCAGGCTGTACCGGTATAATAAAACATTTTACCTTTGTACTTTGTACCAGTATTAACCAAAACTGTTTCATCAGTTAACGGTGTTGTATCTGTGGTTTCTTTTAATGCAATTTGAGTATTGCTATTTTGATTTATAAAAGTAACTTCGTAAATTTTTCCTGCAACAAAGCTATCTGGATCTGCTGTAAACAACACTCTCATTCCTGAAACTAATTCTACTCCGTCAACAAAATAACCAGCTTGTCCTTCTATTTCCGAAAATACATCTTTAGTAACAGTATCAACTACATCAACGTTTAACTTTGCTTCTGTTCCAAAGTTATATAATTTAAGTCCAGCTTCAAATTCTAAAATTGGGCGTGTAGCTCTATTTTTCTGATCAATTGATACTACTGACTCGTTAATTGTTGCTGTTGTTTCAATAACAGATTTATGAGTCCATAAGTTATATCTTGACCACTGGTTTCTATCTTTTGATGCTTTATTAATTACAATATAATCTTTTTTATTAGCATAAGAAATAGCGTCATCAAACGGCAATGCATCAAAAGGATTTCCGTCCCATTCAGTTGTAACGTCTGCCAAGTAACTTGCACTAATACCAATATCTTCTTCAGCAATAAGTTTTATTGAATCGCCGACACCTTCTACGTACCAAGTTCCTGTTCCGTACTTTGCAGGTGTAATAGTTCCGTAAAACTCAACTTTCATTCCGTTAGCTAATTCATAGCCATTCTGCATTGTATAAGTTTTTCTACCAATGACTTCTTCACCTACATTTAAGTAAGTGTTATCAACAATATTCTTTATAATAATTAATCCCGAACCTTCAATGTCGTTATTATTCATATAATATAAAGTGTCAGGGGCTTCAAGATCAATTTTCCAAGTTACTGTTCCTTTTTCAACTTTTTGTTGACTAACTCCAGTACTATAAAGATTAGTGTCATCGTCAAGAACATTAGAAGTTCTAATAGTAAATGGCATATCTTCTGCATCTATATCAAACGTATATGTTTGACCTTTGTACAATGTTAATGTTGGATTGCTTACAGCATTTTCTTCTGAAAAGATATATGAATCATTATCAGTGTTATCTTGCTTTCTTACTTTTAATGTACTTTTAATTTCTCTTGATGTTCCATAAACTGGAATTGCATCAGGGCCTTGTGGTAGCCAGTAATACTCTCTAAAATTTACAAACTTATCCCAATTAATGTGAGGATCCCATGCATAATACTCTTGCTGACTTAGTATACTATGATCTGAAACATTACCGTTCCTAATTCTTACACTATTCACATAATCTCTATAATCTTTATAAAGAGTATTATTACCTAAATTGTCAGTAATTGTTGCAACTGGTTCTAATTGATAATTTTGTCTATCTGAAGAAATATCACTTACATAATTGTCACCAGCATTCCAGGCTTTTGCGTTTCGTCTTCCTATAAACCCGTCAACCTTTTCAACAACACCTGGTTGCATCAGTTGGTCTAGTGTACTACTAAGAAACTTCTTATTTGCTACTGTTCTAAAATATCTTGGTAGGAGATCGGACGATTTACGAGTATCATCTTTGCCGTTTACTGGAATTGGTCTTTCGTCTTGTGCCATTTAGTAACTTCCACTACTGCTTGTACCACCACTGCTTGAACTACTACTTGTTGAACTTGAACTTGAGCTAGTAGTTGTTAATGCTTGGCTTTGTATTCCTGTATTCTGTGCTGATGAAGCTGTAACTACAGTACCAGAAGCTTGTATTCTCGATGCTGTAATTGAATCTATTATTTCTACATCTGTAACTGTTGCGTCACTTACAAATAGCTCATCATTTTCACTTTTAATTTCGTACAGACTTCCAAAGCTCTGTGTTCCTTGATTTGGAACAATTAAAAAGTTAACTACGTCAGGAGCCATAAAATTCATAACGTATGTTGCCATTTCTGTAAAGTGAAAAGTTTCGCCAAAGTCCCAATTCTGTAATGCAAAATATCTATTAATAGATTCTATTACTCGAACTTTAATATCGTTATCATTAATTACATTTTCAGTATTTTTTACAACTTTAAACGTTGCTTGTAAGTTTTCCTCTGCATGTGAACCAAATAACGTTTTATATTTTACAGGATGATATATTACTTCATCACTAATTGACTTTGTTAAATTAATACTTTGTCCGTATTGTTGAAATAATTCATCAACACTAGGTGGAAGAGGCATAGTAGATCTATTTCCCTGTAAATATTTTCTATATTGTACATCGTAACTTCGTGTTAACAAATATATGTCAATAATATTACTTGCACTTGGATCTATTCTGTTAGACTCGTCTGCACTATGTACATAATGAAATTTAAGATTATCTCTACCAGTAAATGCTTGATAATCACTTGTTAAACTTAATGCTCCGCCACTTAATACTTTAAAATTATTTTGATCAATAATATAAAATACTGTTGGATCAACATCATACTGTGAATATGAGCCAATTTCTACTTCCGTATTTTTAACAATTATTGAGCTTCCTGTCGGAAGGTAATTAAATTTTGAAAATCCTTGATCTGTTAATTCTTTTTTAAGAAAGATATACTTTGTTAAAGGATTCACTGAAGGTGCTACAACATTTTCAAAAATATCTGGATCATCTACTGACCCGTCATCATTAAGATCAAAAAAGCTAACTTCTACTTTTTTACTATTAATATATCCGTCTGCATTCCTAAACTCTTTTACAATTTCCCAATCAATGTCATTATTAAAGTTAGCTAATGTATCTGGTTGTGTATTAAAATTCATTATTCCAATTTTATCTTTTACAAGCTGTCCAGTTGAAGAATCATATATTTTATTTTTGCTATCAAAGTAAAAAGATAATTCTTTATCACTTTCAAAAATATATCTAAGTCCTCTATTAGTTACTGTATACTTTTCACCATTAGTTTGAAAAAGTAATATCCAACTTGCATCAAGTTTATTATTTGTAACATCACCAGTCTTACCATTACTAAACGGATCATTAATGTTTAAGTTTTCATTAATAATTACACGCCAAATTCTGTTTACTTGGTCATATCTTAATCCAAAAGTTTTGTATGCAAAAACTTGATCAATAATCTGTGATCTTACGTCAGCTGTAATATCTTTAACTAGCTTAGGTTTAACTTCTTCAAGTATACTTCCTTTAGGAAGAACTTCATTGAATACAATCGGGCCTTCATTTGTTGTAGTATTAACTGCTGTACCAGATCCGTCGACACTAATAACTTTAACCCATTTATAAGAACTTGCTCCTTTTGCTGTTGCATCTGCTGTTAGCTCTCCATCTCCAATGAAATAAAATCCTGCTGGTGGTTTAAATTTTAACAAAGCACCTGATTCAACATACTTAAGAGATCCGCCAGTATAAATGCCAACTTGGTAAGCTACGTTGCTAGAGTTAGTCATATATCCTGTAGAAATATTTGTTCCTTTAGTAGATTGCACCCAAGTTGCGTTCAGATCGCTAACAATAATTTTTGCATAATTTCCAAAATAGAAATTACTAATAGCACGACTTTTTATTGTTGGTAAAACCATGTTTTCTATTTGGCCTTCGATATCTGTTTGTGTTGCAAAAGTAAATGTCTGTTTACTTTCGTAAGATTCGTTATATAATATTCCGTCTGATCCGTAAAGATTAGTACTAGAATACTTTCCAGTAACATCTTTTAAATCAAAGTATCTGCTTATACCACTAGATACTCTATTTGTTGCTTTAGCTTTAATAACTTCTTGGTTTGTTGTTAATGGTGTAATGTTATAATCTTCTCCAGTAACCATTCTATTTTGTGTGTAATATGTTTGCGGAGCATAAGTTCTAATACTTTGACTAGACTCTGATATACTTGCATTTGTAATAGTGTCCTTTAATTCCAATGTTATTGTCATAGTTTCTGATTTTCCACTCTTACTAATATAATCAAAATTAAACTGTATATCAGTAAGTTCATCAGGATTAATTCTCATAGATCTATTTGCACTAGTTCTATAAAACACTCTAAAAGATCCACTTGGGATATTGCCAAATGTTCCGTCGGCAAAAACTAAACTAATTTCATCATTGCCTCTTGTTTGTACTGTATAAAAATCTCTTATACCTTTTGACAAGCTATTATAAATTGCATTATTTCCTTCAGTAGCTGGAACTTTTGTCCAAAGTTTTTCTGGTGCTCCGTTTGTGTCTAATTTAAACAACCACACATCAGAGTCGTTAATGTTTTCTGCTTCAATATTAATTCTTTGATTTGCTGAAGGATTATCAACAAGAAAGTCACCTGTTGTCATTGAGCCTTGTCTAAAATGGAAAAAGTATCCGGTGTTATTACTTCCGTTTCCTCTACCATCTTCTCTATAAACACATTGAAGGTTATTTGCTGGTAACGGCATTTCTTCTTCTATAATAGTTTTGTCAAGGTTGATATCAGTGGACACAATTTCAAAATTAGTTGAAATACCATTTACACCTTTTGAAAAAGTATACATTGGAACATCTTGGTTAGATGAGTTAAATCTGTAAGTTTGGCAAAGTACCGAATTAATAGTTGTAGTCTTTCCGGGTTTTCCTATTGTATTATTTTGCGGTAAAGCAGAATTTAGTACTCTAGTAAACTGTTCAGACCAGTTAGGGTTACTTGGATCGTTCCAAGTAATAATTTGATCTGCTAAATTAAATCCTGTACTGTCTACTATAGATTCTGTTGATGATATTGATTCAATTTTAAGAAGGCCGTTGGCTGTTTGATTTCTTTTAGCATTATAAGAAAGCAATCTTGCTAAACGTAATACCGACTCTCTTCTTTCCGCTAGTTCTAAATAATTTTCCCTAGCATTTAAGTCAACTCTGTATGCAATGTTTTGACCTAAAAATGCTATTAAGTCTATTAATGCAAGATATTCTGATGTTTCAATGTAATCATTAAAATCTTCTGGGTAGTTATTTCTAAGATAGGTAATCATAGACCGTCTTAGCGTATCAAAGTCATAACTTTGAAACTCTGCATTCCTGAAGCTCTGGTATACTTTAGTCCAATCTTCAGCTATTAATAATCTATTTTGTCTATCTGTAGATGACATCTGAATTCCTTTATTTTATACTACAGTATTTATGATATTCTATTAACGTAGTAGTTAATTCTATCACACAAGATTCAGATCTTTATCGAATTGTAAACGTAAATTTTCGCTTATGTTGTATTGTAGATAAGACAACGTACATTCAATTTGCAACCCACTCTCATATTCTGTAACTTGCACGTCTGAAGCTGTTGTTCTTGGGTCATGATTTACTATTCTTGTAACATTTTTAACAATAGCGTCTTTAAGTTCTTCAGTTAACGGCTCAAATAATGCGTCCCATATAATGCAACCAAACGTAGGGTCAGATAACTTTTCACCTTGCCTAATATTAAAGTGGTTAAGAACGTCTTGTTTTATTAAATTTAGGTCATACATTTGAAAACTATTATTTTCAGGGTTAACCGTGCTAAATCCTCTGTATGCTTTTTGTGATACAGGTGGTTTTGGCTGTTTTGCCTGTTTAATTGTTATTTCTTTGTATAAATCTTGCGCCATGTTAATATTTATCCTCCTGCAAATACGTCGGGACTACCTGCGGCAACAGAAGTACAGTTGAGTCCGCCAACATCGTCCCCAATTCTTCCACACCCTAAATCATTCACTTTTACAGTTCCTGATCCAGCTGTAATTACGTCATTATGTGTTACACACCCTGGTCCTGCATGAGCTGTATTAGGATCTGACTGACGTGAAACTGGTTTATTGTTAACATACACATTTCCTGAGCCTACTGCTCTTGTCATTGGTGAACAATGTGCTACGTCATCGTCTCCTATTCTAGTTACTGCTGGCATATTAATTTCCTATATTTGATCATTATAATCATAATTATTTAAATATTGTTTAATTGCTTGGTAATCATTATTACATTGATGTTGAATAGTAATTTGTCCTGTGAGAGGTACTGGTATTGTTGGCGGACTTCCTTGCAGTTCAATATAATTAACTGTTACACTATACGATTTAGTAATAACATCTGGTCCTACTGCTTGATCTAATTTAAATAAATTTTTATCAGGTGGCATGTTGTGTATGCCTACTGCTGTTTGTGGAGTTTCTTCTAAATCTGATTTACCAGCTGAACAATATGTAAAAACATCAGGCCATCCTGCTAGATATTTTCCTTCTGAAGTAAATGATGTTGTTGAATTAGTTATATTTGCTGTATCATCTGGAATTGCTGAGTGTGTTGCAACAACTCCTGTTATTGAACCACCTGTGTTTTCAGTAAACGAAATTGTAAAGGAATAATTTTGTCCTCTAGTTGCCGCCGGGGGCGTTGTAGTTGAAGGTACAAACATTATTTTACTTTCTCTCTAGACATATACGACTGCAATCTTTGATTCCATCTCTCCATCTCTGCATGTTGTTCGTCATTATGAGGCGGTGGTGGACAATCTGGTACAAATTTTATAACATGGTCATAATCTAAATCTACAGGTATACTACTATAGTCAGTGTAAGATAATAATTCGTTGCCTTTTTTAAAAACAAACTCAGCCATTACTATATCACCTGTCCTGTTCCTGTACCCATTGCCGCTGGTGGTGTTACATCAGCTAATGGTGTTAGATCACCATTTTTAATTTGTTGCCAAAAACCTTTGCCGGAGTTACCTCTTTCAATTGTCTTATCTCCAGATGGGTCAGCATATCCTATTGCATTTTTAAATTGTTTTGCTAGAGAAGTAAAATTAGTATCTGTCCAAGTAATAAATCTTGCTTTAGGTGGCTGTGTAAGATAAGCTACCGCTAACTTACAAGCAACTTTAGGATCATTAGCTAACTCAGGATTATTGTAAACGTCTACTCCACAATATCCTCCGTATAATTTGTAATTGTCAGTACCTGTAATTTGAATCAAGCCACGTCCTCTGTATCTGTATCCATCACCAGTTTCAGGACCACCATTACCCATTCTACTTCCATATACTACACTTCCTATTTCTACAGGCTTTCTATGTAACTGTTCAGACAATGCCTGGCCGCCTGGTTTCCTAAACATTTTAAATGTAGCTCTCAATCCTTTAGCACTATAATTTAAGTTTTCACTTTGAGGTTTAAACCTACTTTCTGCTTGTATCTGTGCTAGAGCCATACCTAATG